TTATCTGAACGTTTGATGGATACAGTAGGTAAATTACAATGCTCTGAAGAGGATGTTATACAGGCGTTCCCAGACTTCTTAACCGACACATTTACATGAGTGAAATACTAACCATTACAAAGGATAAATTTAACGCTTTTAAAAAGCAACACGGTATGTTACTATATCGTGACAAAATTTTAGTATCTTTAAAAGGTTTAGACGATGAAGGAAACTACCTAGTATCTTTCGGAGAGGGCATGTCAGAAAATGCATACACCTTGTACGAAGACTTCTTAAAAGATTTAAAATAACAAACCATAACCAATAACCTTTTGCCAAAAGGAGAAACAAATATATGAAAATGATTAATGGAGTACCTCACATTGTAGAAGGAGTAGCCTACTACGCTCACCTTGGAAGACCCGTACCAGATTACTCTGAGAAGCAAGAACCCGGATCTGGCAAGTATGGCTGGGAAATAAACCTAGCTGTCAGCGATGACACATTTGCACAGTTTAAAGAGGCGGGTATTAATGTAGGGATGCGTCCTCCGGGCAACAGTAAGTACACCCCTGACCCAGTAATAACCTTTTACAGGTATCACAAGAATTACGATGGTGGAGAAAACGAGCCGCCTAAAGTAGTTGATTTAGAAAAAGAACCATTTACAGACATGATAGGTAATGGATCAAAGGTTGCTGTACAGTGGGGTGCTTTGGAATATTCCAACAAGAAATTTAAACGTGCTATTATTGAAGCAGTGCAAGTTAAAGAGCTTGTAGAAGTTGGATCAGGTTACAGTTCAGAATCTATAGAAGGGGAGGTAGCATTTTAATATGAGTGAACAACAAACCGAAGCAAGGCATACATATAAAACGGATGACTCGTTGTATGATGTAAGCCTTTTAAATGAAGAAGCACGAATATCTTTTACATATCTAGTTGAAGTTGAGGCAGAGATACAGGCTCTAGCTAAACGCATTGGTGTGCTGAGGGCAGCAGCTTCTAAGTTCCACGAAGGTATTCAAGGTGCGGTCACTGATGACGCAATCATCATAAAAGAGCCAGATAAAGAAGAAGAGGCCGGGGAGTAGTAGTAGAGAGTGAGGGGTCTTTTAAACGAGGCCCCTTTCTTTTTTTTAAAAAAACAACATATAAATAAGGAAACAATAACATGGCATTTGCCCGTGAGCATCTACCTTGTCCATTATGCGGAAGCAGTGATGCGCTTTCTGAGAACCATGATGGCAGTGCGAAGTGTTTTTCTTGTGCCTCATTTATCCCAGCTTGGGACTATAAGGAACACAACAAAGAAAACCCTTCACCAACCCCACACCTAGACAACAACCGCAACAATAATATACGTCATATAAATTCATCAGAAGAGTTTATCGCCTTAAAGGACAGAGGCATCTCCTTAAACACCGCTAAGAAGTATGGTGTTAAAGCCACACATAATGCACAAGGAGTAATCTTAAAACACTTCTACCCTTACTATGACGAGAGAGCTACAAAGGTAGCTACAAAGGAGAGAGCAGTACACGACAAAGGATTTTTCTGGTCGGGCGCACAGTCAGAGTCCTGCCTATTTGGTCAGCAATTATTCAACAAAGGAGGAAAGTTTTTAACGATTACTGAAGGAGAGTGTGATGCTATGGCAGCTTATGAACTGCTAGGCTCCAAGTGGCCTGTGGTTAGTATAAAGTCTGGCGCTCAAAGCGCAGTAAAAGATATAAAAGAAAACCTAGAATACATAGAAAGCTTTGAAAATGTTGTTATTGCTTTTGATATGGACAAGCATGGACAAGCAGCAGCTAAGAAAGTAGCCAGACTTTTAAAGCCTAGCAAAGCTAAGATAATGCTGCTGCCTGAAACCTATAAAGACCCTAATGATTTACTACTAGCTAACCAACATAAGCTATTTGTTAGAGCCTTCTGGGATGCTAAGACCTATACTCCTTCAGGGGTTCTTAGCGTATCTGAGAACAGAGAAAAATATAAAAATAGGCCAAAGCACGAACTTGTTTTGTATCCTTGGCAAGGCTTGAACAGGAAGTTAGAGGGTCTTAGGAGAGGAGAACTTGTAGTTGTTGCTGGAGGTACTGGCTTAGGGAAAACTTCTGTAACTAGGGAGCTAGAACATTGGCTTATATCATCCACTAAAGATAAGATAGGTATCCTTTCCCTAGAAGAATCCTATCAGAGGACAGTGGATGGCATCTTATCTATCGAGGCAAATGTTAAGCTTCACATACATAGAATACGAGATCAGTATTCTGAAGAAGATATTGATAAATGGTTTGATGCTGTTTACGTGGGAGAAAACAGAGCCAACTTTAATCGTGTCTGGATACATGCTCATTATGGAGAGACTGATCTTGATGTCATATTCAGCAAGCTTAGGTTCATGATTATAGGCTGTGATTGTAAGTGGATTTTTATAGATCACCTACATATGATGTTTACAGGTGCTGCGCCGGGAGAGGAACAAATTCGGATAGCCGCTATTATGAAGGAACTCACTGCTTTAATAGCAGAGACTGGAGTGGGTATTATTCTGGTATCACACCTAAGAAGGATTGACGGTAACAAGGGCCATGAAAATGGGATCGAGACAGGCTTAAACCACTTAAGAGGATCACATAGCATAGCTCAACAGGCAGACTGTGTTATAGGTCTTGAAAGGAATCAACAATCCGAAGACCCATTAGAAGCATCTACTACCAAGGTAAGAGTTTTAAAGTCTAGGTACACAGGAGATGTGGGGGTAGCAACTCATTTACTTTACGACAACGATACTGGTAGAATATCTGAGATTGATACGGACGATGTTGCTCACAACCTTGAAGAAGAAACTACGCTAGGGTTTGAATAACAATGAAGAGACTAGTTTTTGATATTGAAACAGATGGCCTTGAAGCTACAAAGATATGGTGCATCGTAGCTCAAGATGTAGAAACTCGTAGGATATATAGTTACGGCCCTCACCAGCTTGAACAAGCTTGTACCTTGTTAGATTCTGCCGACTGCTTGGTAGGGCATAACATCATAGGTTTTGACATACCCTTCGTAAGAAGTATTTTAAATAAGCCAGACTTTGCAAAGGGTAAAGATATACTGGATACCCTCGTGTTGTCTAGGCTATTTAACCCTACAAGAGAAGGAGGTCACTCACTAGAACAATGGGGACACACCCTTGGATTTAAGAAGATAAAGTTTGATGACTTTAGCAGGTACACAGATACAATGCTTAACTACTGTGTAAGAGATGTCGAGCTTAACACAGAGACATACTATGCTTTAAAAGAAAACAGCAGAGGGTTCTCTCCATTAAGTATTAAGATCGAACATGCCGTAGCATTTATAATGGAAGAGCAGGAGCAGCATGGTTTCTATTTTGATAGGGCAAAGGCAGAGCTTCTTCTTGCTGAGATTAGAGAGAGAAAGGAGACAGTAACTAACGAGGTAAAGAAAGCCTTTAAACCTTATACCTATGAGGAGCTTCTCTTTCCTTACTACACTAAAGGAGGGCTAGTATCTAAAATAGCTAAGACTTCTACAGGTGAAAGAAGAAGACTAACGGCTGTTGAGCATGGAACTGTAAGCGGGAGGCTGTTTCACTTGCCAAACGGAGAAATTGACCACGACATTAATAGCCCTATAACTAGGACAACTCTTGTAGAGCCTAACATATCTTCTAGAAAACAAATAGGAGAGTTCTTGATAGATGCTGGTTGGGAGCCGACAGAGTTTACTGTTCATGGCAGACCTATTGTAAATGAGAAAACATTGTCTGCTGTGAAAGGAATACCAGAGGCTGATCTTCTAAAAGAGTATTTCCTTTTAGAGAAAAGATATGCACAGATTGAATCGTGGGTAGATACATGTAAGGAGTCCTCTAGTGGGCAGACAAGGGTACATGGTTACGTCATACCTAACGGGACAATAACAGGTAGAATGGCTCACAGAGAACCTAACATGGCTCAAGTACCTAGTATTAATTCTATCTATGGCAAAGAGTGTAGAGAGTGTTGGACAGTACCTAAAGGGTACAAACTGGTAGGCATCGACGCTAGTGGCCTTGAGCTACGAATGCTTGCTCATTACATGAACGATAAGGACTATACAAATGAAATCATTAACGGAGACATACACACCACTAATCAGCGGCTTGCAGGACTTGAATCAAGAGATCAGGCTAAGACTTTCATATACGCCCTACTGTACGGGGCAGGAGATGGAAAGCTTGGAAGTGTGGCTGGAGGAGGCACAGAAACTGGGAAGAAACTTAGAAAATCATTCTTCGATAATCTCACATCATTTGCAACTCTTAAAGATCAAGTTGCTAGAGTGTCAACAGAACGAGAATATCTCAAAGGGTTAGACGGTAGGAAGTTAAAGATACGCAATTCATGGGCAGCTTTAAATACGCTTCTTCAAGGAGCAGGTGCAGTCTTAATGAAGCAAGCCCTTGTTATTTTATATGATAAGATTAAAGAGTTAGAGTTAGATGCACACTTTGTTGCCAATGTACATGATGAGTGGCAGTTAGAAGTAAGAGAAGACCAGGCTGATGAAGTAGGTAGGCTAGGTGTTGAAGCAATCATTGAAGCTGGTAAAGTTCTTAAACTTAAATGTCCTCTTGATGGGGAGTATAAAATAGGAGATAATTGGAGTGAAACACACTGAAGAATATACATGGACTTATGACAGAACAAACTCAAAAGGAGAGGTATTACTTAGGCATGACACAAATGAATCACTTGAAGATGTTACAGGCTACTTAGAAGAGCAAGGAATCAAGTATGAAAGAAAAGATGCTGCCCACATGCTGTGGATATTTTATGGAAATAAAGCATATATGTATTATTATACTACAGGGAGATGGGCATCAAGAAACAGATGGCGAAAGGTTCCGCTAAAACATTATAAGTCTAAAGGCATAAAAGATTTTCTAGATAGGTTCGTCAAGAACAAACAAGTTGAGACACCAATTAACGATACAGAACAGGATACAGCTAAAATGAAACAGGTAGATTTATTTAAAAACATAGAACCCCACAAGCTACATAGGAAAAATGATCCTCAGACAAGTAAAGAGGCTGCTTATTCAGTTTCACATTCACTGGGGAAAACAAGATCTTTTGTTTTAGGCTTAATTGAAGAAGCAGGGAATAAGGGAATTACTGTCAAGGAAATGAAGGCGGCGTACCCAGACATGGGATATAGTACAATTTCTTCGCGCCCTATTGAACTAGAAAGACTAGGACTTATTTTTTATAAAGGAGATAAAAGAGATAAAGCAAGAGTTATAAGATATATAAAATATAAGAGTGATGAATAATGAAACACACTAAGTCAAGAAAAGGAGACATGGCTG